GCTTCCTTAAGAAGTTTATCAGTCAGACCACCTAAAGAAGATTGTTTTTTTAGTTGTTTAAAATCCATGTTTTTTTACTTAAATAACGGAACACCGGAAACTTTCTTGAGTGGTTTACCAACCACAATAATTATTCAGATTTGTTATTTAATCGTTTAGTAATACGTTCAAAATCTTTATAGTCATAAGAAGTAAGGGATCCCATTCTTAGTCTACCATCTTTAAGAATATGGTGTTTATGAATTACCATTTTACCTTCAAGTTCACAAAAGTCAATAAGTATTCTACCACAACCATAATATTCTTTAAGATATTGTGATACTTTTGCGTAATCTATTTCCATAATATTATTCAGATTTTTCTACTTGAATATATTTAGTTTTTGGCGTGTAAGGAAAGTCAATATATACTCGACTATCACGACTAGTATAACAACAACCATCAGGCTCTACAAATACCTTACCTTGATTATCGTATGCTTGTCCATCCTTACCATCCTTAAACACCCTAGATAATCGTTTATTTTGATATACTTCTCGGCCTTCAAAATGATCACTAATATCATCCCACTCATCATCTTCTCCGGTCAGGGGAGAGAGTGGCTCAAATCGCAAAAGTTTTTGAAGAATATTAATTGCATAATTTGCTGAAAATCCAGAGTGTCCTTCTTCGGCAAATACGTCCACCATTTTGAGAATGTGTTCGCACATTGCATCATTCATCTCATCACCTGAATCATACATTCCAATTTTAGTGAGTTCATTAATCGCATAAGTTCTAATATCCATTTTTAATAACCAATAAAGTACAAATAATCATAATCTTGACCGAATTTCTTGAATAAAGATCTCTTTATCATAAGAAAGAAACGGCCTATATTTTCTAACCTTATGAATCACCAAAGAAACTACAACGTCATTAGCATTTAATTTCTTCATAAAAGATGTTAGATCTTCTAAAATCACTAATGTTTCGATTGAAACCTTCCCCCCCAAATATTGTTTAATAATTCGTGAATGAGATCCATTCTCTGAAAACAATGCCTCGTAGAGATGATGCTTTTCAGTCAGTATATTTAGTTCTTGTTTGAATCGATATGAAAGCGACTGAGTTCTGGTTTTCCAGTTTAAATAATTCTCGTCTCCGTTAGTCTTGAGTTCTCCGACCCACATTTTAGACGGATCAGAGGATTCTATAAAGTTTGAAACAAAGTAATTTATAATCTCTGGTTCGGTTTTCTTTCTTGAGAGCTTTTCAAAAAAGTATCTGTCTCGTCTTTTATTAAAGGAATCAATATTGGTTTTTACTTTTCCTGAATACCGGAAATAGTCATAATTTGGATTCGTAAAATGCTGACGAAGAGCCAGATACGTCTCGTAGACATTATAGGCGCTCATTGGGATTTTGTCAAGTGGTCAAATCGGAAGTCTTCCTAAAGAAGTCTTCTTGAGAAAGTTAAGTTCAGTCGCATTCCACTTTAGTTTTTCTTTCAGTGGTTTGGTTAGAAGTTTCGGAACCATTTCCAGATCAATATCATTATCATCACAATATTCAACAATTGCGGTGATATAATTATAATTCCCATTTTCTAGAACAAGTTGTTCAATTTCTTGAGCGAACTTTTCAGGGGAATGGAATCTCTTTTTGAGTTCTTCTTCTAATTGTTTTTTGTATTCTTTTGCTTTATTCATGATCTTTTTTGAATTTCTCGATGTAAATTCTAAGTAGTTTAATGTATTTTTTAAGATCTGTTTCTTTATAAACCTCTACTTCTCCGTTTTCACAGGCCATTATGATTAGTAATTGTTTGGCTTTTATTCCGGTGAGTTCATAGAGCATCAGTGCGTATGCAGTTGCTTGTACAAAATATCCTTCAATCCATTCGCGTGGCTTTGGTTTTTCGCTCGTTTTATAATCTATTATGCTGAGAACACCATCATATTCTGCAATAAGATCTGCTGTGCCAGCGACCTGAAAATATTCAGAATATAGCTGAATTTCAATACCCAGTATATTATTTATCTTGTTAAGTTCCGGCTTTGCAACATCAAAAAGAAGTTTGGGAAGTGGGGCGGATTTAGGAAGTTCTTCATTGTGGAGGTAATGCTCAATTAAATTATGCATCTGGGTGCCACGATTAGTAGCATTTTTAGTGATCCTATTTGCCTGTTCCTCTCCAATTTTTTTGCGCCAAAGAGCAAACTTTTCTTTACTATAATTAGAAGTAATTGTGGTAATAGAAATAAAATTCATTGGATCATCGGAATCTACTTTCTTGTAGAATCTTTTTCCATCCACATGAAATCTTTCTAATTTTGGAACTTCGATTAATTTATGTACGAATTTAGATGGCATTATTAAACAACCCCAATTTGTGTTTTGCGACAATATACTCTTTAACTAAAGAGGACCTACAAATATCATCAATACCAAAATTAATCGTCTCAAAAGATTCCATTTGACCAAGAATCTTCAGGAACAATGCGGCCCCGTCTTTTTCTGATTTTTTTATAAGATCCGATTGGGCAATGTCACCACTGAAATGTATCTTACTATCTAGACCCACTCGTGTAATGATACTGTCTAATTCATGATATGATAAATTCTGAAATTCATCAACAATTATAACGGCCTCGTCAATTGTCATCCCACGAATAAAACTCGTTGGCATAAAGTAAAAACTCTTCTGGGCCTTTAGGTTCCCATAAAGCATCTCATACTTTTCGTCAGAATTAAAATCGAAAAGATTTTTGATCATATACTTATAAGGTACTTCAAATTCTGCAATCTTTTCAGAAATTGATCCAGGGAGAAATCCAATGTCGCGTGTTGCAACGGTAGATCTTACGACAATTACCTTTTTATAAGGAGTCGATGGATCCAGGACTTCTTCTAGGGCCTTGTAAATTAACGAAATCGACTTTCCGGTTCCCGGATATCCATGAGCCACTATGTTCTTGCCCTCATCATAAAAATAAAAAAGTCTTTTTTGATTTTCTGTTAATGGCTGGAGTTCGACCAGATGATCAAGAGTTATTAGTGGGGATTGAGTTTTTTTCTTGTTTAGTGGGATGTTTGCTTGTTGCCTGGATTTACGGTGAGCGCGTGATCTTGTCATAAAGTTTCCATTCTTGCGTTCATGCCGCCAGCTTTTTTTACTTTTTTAAGAACCTCATTAAATGACGGATGTTTCCGATTCAATTTGTCGCGCCATTCTCCAATTTCTGCCGTATTAGGACAAGTTTGTGGATCTCCCCAATCCCTGATCCACAAGGGGTTTTCGACCTTAAACTTTTCCCATTCGTCAATAGAAAGAGTAATCTCTTTTTGTTCTTTTGTTTCTTTGTTAATAATCGGATAAGTGGGCATCAATAATCCTCCAAAGTTATACTAGGTGAGTCTTCGCATTCGATGCAATCAACGCATTCATCCATTTCTGGATTGTCGGCCAGAAATTCTGAAAGTTCTTCTTCGGTCAGAAGAATCTTAAAAACACGACCAGTCTCATGGTCTTTTATACAATAGGATTTCATAAGTTTTATGGGGCTAATTTACCTTTATGTAGGCGTTTTTCTTCATAATACTTCCAGACATTAGGAGCCCATTTTTCAAGAAGAGGCGCCATTTGGGCACAAAGAGCCTGAATTTCTAATTGAGCGTCCATCTTTGCCCGAAGATCCATAAAATGCAGAACAGACCTGAGGTTAAAGGATACTACAAAGTTTTGACGAATTGCCTGTGGGAGATAATCCCTGATGTGTTCTTCACACATCCCCTTTTCATACTTTGCTGCGTATCTCTTACACCCCTCATAAATGAAATCTAATTCATCATTATAGTCAGCGAGGGTCCAATCATATTTTTTACCTTGACGATTTGTATAATACCCTGGAGGACGAATATAAAAAACGTCTTCAACTGGAAGTTCGTCGTTGACAACCTTTAATACTCGTTTACCCGTATAGCGTTGAGATTGACAATTGTGTACCACAACTCCATCGCAAACAAAATTATGATATTTTCCATCAACCTCAATATCATAAGTAATATCAGTCCGCAAAAACTCAATTGAAGAAATTGAAACAAAGTGTGTCCTTAATGCCTTATGTTCTTTAGCGTGACAACTAGAGCACAGGATCTCATAATTATCAATGTTATACGCTTGATTGATGTCTTCTTTAACAGGTGTTTTATGATGGCAATGAAGTTTAGTTGTTGCCCCGCAATTAGAGCAGATCCTTCCATGATGATCCAGAATATTTTCTTTGTTATATTTTTGCCAATTATAAACTCTGACTTCTGTATTATCCGGATGTTTTCTACCAGGATGACCACATTCTTCTATTTTTTCATGAGCCTTAGAAATATTTTTAATTGCATTTTCTTTTCGCAATTTTCTTTGCTCTTCGGTAAAATGAGAGGTATCCAGTTTTTTACCAGTATTATGGTCCTTCCTAATTTCCCAGGTTAACCCAAATTTATAAGCATATTTTTTAATAACCTCATAAGAGACTCCTAGTTCCTTAGATATTTGCATTGGCGTCTTAGTTTTTAATTCTGACGCCAACCAAACTGGATTAGTATACTTTTCCCTGGCTTCACCAATTAAGGCCAAAGATACGCCATTACAGGATACCTTATCGCCTACACTAAGTTCTTTAAGGCGCTGCCATCCATTTTCAGTGAAAATTCGGTGGTCCATTGAGCACTTTAGTTGCTTTCCATCATCTAGGGTAACTAGATATAGATCTTTTTCCGTGTTTTTAAATACTTTTCCAATCTTTGAATATTCAAAATAACCCCTATCTTCATTAAGACTTCGGACTAAAGGAAGTTCTTCTCCTTTAGTATACATTTCATACAACTGAGAAATAGTTGTAGTCTTTACTTTTTTTCTTTTATTCACGGTAATTAAACTTTCTCCTGCTAAGCAGTCAAAAGTAACTCCGACTCGATGAGTTCTGGCCTGCACCATTACGCTATGAACATAACCAGAAACAGAAAGTGTGATTGCTGGATGCTCTACGCTTCCATAATGACCCTTATCATTAGCCAAAAGAGTTTCTACAATCCACTCACCACATTTAGCCGGAGAAGGAATTACTTGTTCATGAATAGGTGTTTCAGAATAATCACACTTTGCCGCCTGATATATAACCTGCTCAG